TGAGATTTCTGCAAATGATGTTTTTGAAATCATCAATGCAGCTAAAATTAATATTAATTTTTGCATTTGTTTCCTTTTCTTATTCACATTAAAATAACATAATTGTTAACGTGATATTTATACGTAATAATTAAACTTTAGATTAAAAAGTTGTTGATAAGTTCTTCTTGTGTAATGTACTTAATGTTAATGGCATCTGCCCATTCTTCAATTTCATCATTCACTTTATCAGTACCTAAAGGTTTTTCGTTTACTTTATAGAAATCAATATTTGAATAAACTATAAAGTTTGATTTATACTGTTGCAACCAATTTACTGGATTGACTGCATCAATATCATTCTTCTCATAATGTAGGGTGTCTTTATACATGTTGTTAAATTTATTTGTATTCGAAAATAAATCACAACCTATCATATAAACTTCATCTGGCTTTTCAACATGACAACCAATGTTTAATGCCGTAGGACCTGCTGACCATCCACAATCTCCTGTTGTACCGTCATTCAAATTCATATGTTCATCAATACGATTCACTTTGTCTTGTGGAAACAACCAAGAGATAAACAAAACGTTTGCACCAATACCTTTATACTCTCTATCTTCTTCTAAGAGTTTGTTCTTCCATAATGCGGTTGAACCATGGATCACAAACTCAGTTGAACCTTCTGGTTTTTCACTTTCAACAATTTTAGGTTCATAACCAAATCTTTCTTTCATATCTTCAATGTGAGTAAATTTCATTTGTTCATACATCATATCTGGTATTGATGACCAACCACGATAATAGACAGTGTTATCTTTTGCATAACCTTTATCATAAATTTCATGCATGATACCAGGATCAACACTGATTAATGCATCTGGTGTGTAATCTCTGTGTAGACCATTACAACCATAAACTTTACCTTTACCTGTTAAAAGGTTTAGATCAAAGTTTTGACGACTTTCGCCGTTACCTATGAGAAAGAGCTTCTTCGATGTAGTCATATAAATTCACCTTTGGTTTCCATCCTAATGCATAAAACAGTCTGTTATCTGCAACATTATCTAATCGTTCTGTATTATCACCGTTTGCCATAGTGACACTTGGTAAATATTTTTCTGCAATCTCTGACAATTTATATGATTGTCCATAACCTAAATCATAAACACCAGATATTTCATAATCACTATTAATAATTAATTCAAATGCCGATAATATATCATCAATGTGTATAAAATCTCTACTATGATTTTTATTAATATAAGTCACTTCATTCTTTATAATCTTAGGTATCAACATATTCTTTCGACCACCTGGACCATAGATTGTAGTAAATCTTAAACCAATACTATTCTTTGGTGCAATCTTTTCAATTTGTCTTTTACTCCAGGCATATGGATTTAATTCTGGTTCTTTTGCTGTACTTGAACTGGCATAGATTATCTTTGTATTGGTAAAGTTTTCAAATAGTCTTTGTGACGCCATAACATTATGAATTGTATAATCTCTTGGATTAATAACACTTTCACGTACACCAGAAAGACCTGCAAGATGAATTACTAAATCAACTTTATAATTCAAATCACATGTCAATAAATCATGACCTAGTTTCTTATCTAGTTTAATGATGTGATGATTTTCAGATAGTTTCTTACAAAGATGTTTACCTACAAAACCTTCACTACCTGTTATTAATATATTCATTGAACTCCTCATAATTCATTTGTCTTACATTATCTATATGTCTCCATTCTTCTGGCCATATTTCACCACCTACACGATAGAATTGTATAATTTTATTTTCTTTAAATATCGTTGACATTTGTTTAATCCATTTACCTGAAAATTTTTCTAATGCATCTACTGGTGCATAACTATTGGTCCCTTTGTATATATTGTTCATTGGATTTGTTGATTGTTTTGCATTATCTATTTTATATGATAGATCAAAACCCAACATAAAAATCTTACCAGGACCTTTTGTATTTCGAGCTGCATAGTCTAACATTGTCTGACCTGTATCAAAATGTCTGTCTTCACCTAATGCATCTTTAAATGATTGAATATGATCTCTCGCTTTAGGAAACATTTTAAGAGCACTTTCATATTTGTGTTTTGCAATCATCTTTGAAAATAACCAAGCGTTATTGGCAACCATTTCTTCAAAGATAGGACTATCAATACAACCTATATAATCTGGTGCAAAATCTCTATACAAAGCATTACAACCATAAGTTTTACCAATATCTTTCAGTTTCTTTAAGTCAAACTGTAAACGACTGATACCGTTTGCTATTACAAAACTACGCATTGTTTTATAATCTCTTTCAATTTATCATAATCTTTTTCACCAAGAAAGGTTGTATATTTACGTGCAAGTAAACTCACTTTAGGCCATACAATCTTTTCTTCAATCTCTTTATCAAACTTTTTACAATAGTTAAACATCTTTTGTAAAACTGATAGTGTGTCTAAACCAATCTTTTTTGCAAGAAAACTTTTGAGTAGAATAGGATGTTGACCTTTGTAACATTTAAATATTTTATTGAAATCACCGTTTGCCTTTTTAATTAAATGCATCATATCTAATTTGAAATAGTAAGAGAATCCATCTCTACGTTTGATGTGTTGTAAATATTTTTGTTCTGCTGTAGATGAGTTAAGGTCTCCCACCCATGTGTTATGATTGCCAACAAAACCAGAAACAAGAAAATCGACAATATCAGTCTTATACTTCTTAGCAATACGATGAAAAAAGAAACGGTCATTCCTTTTGCTAAAGGAATCATAAGAAGCCCGAGTCCTACCATTATACTGATCAAAATTATAGTCATCACGTGTAAAATGTAATTTGATTGCTAAATATGTCTTGTAAACGTCAAATCCATCCATTAATCTAACAAATATTCACTACTCACTGGAAATTGATCTCTCATTACCTGTTCAATATGATGTACAACATCTCTTGTTTCAGATTGTGTATCTTCTTTTAATCGCAAATTACATACACGAGCAAATGCATATAAACTACCAGACCAATACCATTCAGTCATCATGTTTTGTGGCAATACCATTCTTGCCATTTCAGGTGCAATACCCTTTTCAATCATGTCATTATATAATTTTTTTAAAATACCCATTTCATTAGTTATATCATATTCAACTTCTTCTTTACTTGATCCTTGTTTGATACTCTTTGGTGGTCTTTTTCTCCACATGAAAGGAATATAAAACTCTGGTTCATCATCAACATATCTACGACTTACTTCGTTCCAAACTAATCCAACTTGATGTTTAACTAATTGTCTGGCAACAAAGATTGGTGCTTTGATTCTAAACTGTAAACTTGCATGAGCAAATGGTGACCAATGATTGTGATCTGCTAGATACTTAATTAACTTTTCATCTTTTTGTGTTAGACCAACTCGATGACCTTCGATTTGTTTTGCAAATGATACACGAGCTGCATTGACAACTGTTGCATCACTGCCCATTTTGTCAATTAAAGTTACGTTCATACTGGTAATGTGCCACTCTTTGGTAAATAATGTAATTCTTCAGCATTTAATTTAATCTTTTCTTTTAATGTACGATTAATTAAATGTGTCACTGTATCTGGTTCAATTTCTTTCTCTTTACAATATTCCAAAATGGCATCCATATGTGTCATTTGTTTCATTTGAACTTTCTGATCTATCAGAATTGCAAAATCTTTTGGGGTCACCCTTGATCTCCTGATGAATATTTCAAATCATTCATTTGTTCAAATCTCGATTCTGCAACATCGTGTATTGGATAAGTTGTTGATGCTGTACTTGATATAGGTTCATCATGTCCATGAAATGTAAAAGTCATTTGATCTTTATTCTCTTGTGATTCTTCATATAAAATTAATGCAATTAGGGAATACACCGCATTGTCCATTAATGTATCTTTAATTGATTCATCATTATACTTTAGTTTACCTTTTTGTATAAAAGACATTAATCGACTATACTTATCACCAAGACGTATTGCAATGCCTTTCCAGGCATCAATACCACCTAGTTCGGATAATCTAAAGTTTGCAAATGGATCTGCTTCTTGAGCATAATCATGTCGTTTCTTATCGTGTAATGCTTTTATTTCTTCTAGTAATTCATAAAAGCGGTGTGTGTATTTGTGCATTATTCACTCCTATTATATAGTTCATGCCCAACACTAATCGATTGGACACATAATTTGCCATCATATACCATCATCAATGCCAATTTCTTTAGATCCGAACTGGCTGCAAAGAATACGGTACGGTTTTTGTTATTGTATTCATCACGACCAAGACCAATGGAAACAGGTAGTAATTGATATTTGTACCCGAGATAGTAGGCAACTTTTTCTGGTTCTCCACAGAATAATACAGTATGTTCAACCTCTGTAAAAGTATCACTAAAAAGTTGATTGTATTTAACTGCATGTGTGTTGAAAGTTATTAAAAATGAACATAATATAATACTAATTATTTTTTTCATTTTCGATTGATTTATAAAACTCCTCTATGGATTCTTTTAGAGGTGTCAAGTATTGTTTTTTGTCTTTTTTAAATACTTGTGTTCCACCATCTTCAGTTACGATAAGAATCACAATGTTATTGATCGGAATTCCTGTTCTTTCTTCATACATCTCTGCATAAGCAGTACCTTGTATGAAGTAGTTGGTAATCCAATCTTCTTTTTTCTCACCTGAAGCTGTTTTAAAATCAATAACAGATAGTTCACCTTCATATTCTGCAATACAGTCAACTCGACCTGCAACTGTATATTTCTCAGAAAACAATTGAGCTTCCTGTGTGTGTATATTATTTATGTTGTTAAGGATAGGTTTAAATTCGTTAAACATACACCAAGGTAGGAAGTTCTTCTTGTGTTTTTCAGTTAAGGTTTCTTCGTTTACGTTGTTGAGATAATCCTCAACCATATTATGAACAGCAGTTCCACGATTAGCAGCCTTTCTGCCAATATGATTAGCGACTTCTTCGCCAACTCGTTTACGCCACTCCATAAGTCCTTTCTTATCTCTTTGTGATAAGACTGTGGTGATTGAGGGATATGCCTCTCCGTTTTCGGTTTCATAGAATCTTTTGCCATCTACGTTTCTCGCTTTTAATTCTGGTAATTGTACTGGTTCTAAATGATTAAACATAATATAATTATATCACACTTTAACTAAAATGTCAATAGTTAATCATCTCCAATGCTAATTCGTTAGTTTCATTAACTCGTCTAGTCCAACCTTTACCAAAAGTATCAAACGTTGATAATGATTCATAATATTCTTGTCTTGCTTTAGAATAGTTTTCAATGGTTTCTTTTAATCCATGTTCTTTTACATACTCACTTAATTTTGCAAGAGTATTAGGTCCAATACCACCATCGGCAACAGTACCAATCATTGTTTGTAGATATTTTGCAGCTCGACCTGTACCTGCGTTGACACCAAAATCAAAGACTGCCAAGTCTAAACCAGAAGGTAAATCATCACCCTTTACTCTATCCCAATAGTTCTTTTTATAGATTGGTTCAACATCTTCTCTCGTCAAATCTTTCATA